GCAAAAGACCAGTCGGAGTCCCGCCTTCAGAAGCTCTTTGACGAGTGCGAACCCGTCCGAAAGCTGTTCCCGAAGGACCGCCATAAGAAGCGTAACCACACGATCCACTTCGCCAATGGCATGCCCCTGTGGATCCTCGGGGCCTTCAACAAGACGAACCTCCAGCGCCGCTCCATTCGCTGGGTTTTTGCCGATGAAACATGGCAATATCCCGCAGGTCACATGGCCGAGGCGGAGGCGCGCGTCACGGCCTTCGGCTGGCTCGGCAAGTGCGTTTTCATGAGTCAGGGCGGCGAGGAAAACGACGACACGCACCGCAAGTTCGAGACGACGGACATGCGCAAATGGACCTTCGCCTGCCCCGAGTGCGGCAAGCGCCAGCCCTTCGACTGGGACAACGTCGAGTGGAGTAAGGACGCCCGCGACTCAAGCGGCAACTGGGACTTCGCCGCCGTGCGCGAAACGGCGTCGCTCCGCTGCACCGCGTGCAACCACTACTTCCCCGACACGGACGCCATGCGCCGCGTTCTGAACGCCAGCGGGCAGTTCGTGCGGACGAATCCGAACGCCGCTCCCGAGAACGTCGGCTTCCACTGGAACGCCCTTTGCGCGATGTCGTGGGGCAGGCTCGCGGAACTCTACCTGCGGGCGAAGGCCGCGATGCGGCAGGGCGATACCTCGCTCCTCCAGCAGTTTTATCAGAAACGACTGGCGCTGCCGTGGCGCGAATACGTGGAAGACTACAAGATGGAGATCGCGACCTGCGGCTACCGCAAGGGCGAGCCGTGGGCAGGCGAGGGCGGGATCAATCGCCTTGGCCGCGTCATTGCTCCGCCCTTTGAGGCTTCGCCGATCCCGCTCCGCATCCTCACGGTGGACTGCCAGATGGACCACTTCTTTGCGCTCGTACGCAGCTGGGCGGCGGACGGTTCCTCGCGCCTTGTTTGGAACGAGCGACTCCTGACTTTCGACGACGTGGAGGCGCTTCAATCGCGGTTTAACATCCACCCGAACCTCGTCTTCGTGGACGCGGGCCACGCGACCTACGACGTGTATCGGCAGTGTGCGCGGATGGGCTGGGTGGCGCTTCTTGGCGACCGCCGCGCGACCTTCCCGCACCACACGAAGGCGCAGGGGACGGTCCAGCGATTCTACTCACCGCGCCGCAAGGTGGTGCTGACGAGCGACCGGCATTGCTACGTGCACTATTGGTCGAACCTCAACATCAAGGACACGCTCGCCCGCCTGCGCCGCAATCAGAACCCCGCCAACGGCCCGACGTGGGAGGTGCCCGACGACATCGACGAGGATTACCTATCCCAGATGGAGAGCGAGCAGCGCGTGAAGGAGCACGACACCTGGCTCTGGAAGCAGATCGGCAAGCGCCCGAACCACTACTGGGACTGCGAGGCGATGCAGGCCGCCGCCGCAACCATGCTCAAGATCGTGGGCCGGGAGAGTGTTGACAAGGGGGCTGCTACCGATGGCGACGATTGACTACTCGGTGGGCTTCAGCGTGACGGAAATCGAGGAGATCCTTGCTGTCCACAAGGCTGAGCTGAAGAAGACGCTGACGGCCTATGCGAACGACGGCTCCAGCTACACGAAGCGCCACATCGACGAGATCCACACCGTCATCAAGGCGTGTCAGGACGCTCTCGTGAAGCTCGCGCCGGAGCGGTACCGTCGGCAGGGCCGGACGGTGGGCGTCTCCCGCGTTGACAGCCGCTTTCGCATGTGAAGCTCCTGCACCACATCTCGCGCCTCTTCGGGTATTCCGGCTACGAGTCGGCGAACGCCTCGCCGAGGCGCGGGACAGTGCCCGGCGCGGCCCCGACGGACACGAAGAAGGAGCTGACGAGCCACACGCGGCGGGAGCTGGTGCGCCGCTCGCGCTACCTCAACAAGAACTCCGGCTTCTCGCGCGAGATGGTGGCGGACATGGCGATTTACTCGACTGGCGACGGCATTCGCCCGCAGCCGCAGAGTGACGACGCTGACTGGAACAAAGCCGCCGAAGCCTACTTTGCCCGCTGGTCGGCGCGGGCGGAGATCACGCGTCGCTTCAGCTTCGAGGAGTGCCAGCACCTCGTCTGCCGGGGCCTTGATGTGGATGGCGAATACTTCTGCCTCAAGGTGCGCGACGGCCTCGGCTTGCCGCGCCTGCAACTAGTCGAATCGCACCGCATCGGTGACACGCTCGGCTCGGCGGAAACGGTGGACGGCATCAAGCTCGACGCGTTCGGCGCGCCGCTCGCGTATCGCCTGATCCTCGACGACAACGCGACCCGCGACGTGCCCGCGAACGCCGTCATGCACATTTTCGAGCCTGAGTCGGCAAGCGGGGTGCGCCAGCCGCCGACGCTTCAGCATTCGATCAACCACATCATGGACGAGATGGAGATGCTGGCGCTCGAAAAGCACGCCGTGAAGGACAACGCCGACATCGCCCGCATCCTGAAACGCGAAAGCGGCTCGCTCGACGAATCGGGCGACTTCAGCGTGGCGACCGGCGAAGAGGTCGGCGCATCAAGCGACGCGGCTCTGCTACAGCGGATTGTCGGCGGCAAGCTCGTGGCGCTCAAGCCCGGCGAATCGCTCGACAGCTTCCAGTCAAACCGGCCAAGTCCGGTCTTTACGGGGTTCTTGGAGCACCTGAAGCGTGACTCCGCCGCCGGGATGCTGCCGTATGAGTTCGTTCTCGACGCCTCGAACATCGGCGGCGCGGGCGTGCGGCTCATCGTGGCGAAGGCGGACCGGCGCTTCAGCTACCGGCAGATGATCTTGATCCAACGCCTCCTGCAACCGACGTGGGGCTACGTCATCGGCGACGCAATCGACCGTGGCGAACTGGCCCCGGTGAAGGGCTGGAACAAGGTGGGGTGGGTCTGCCCGCGAAGGGTGACGGTCGACGCCGGACGCGAAGATGAATCCCATCGGAAAAATGTCGAAATGGGGTTGCTCTCGTTCTCGGACCATTTTTCGGAGCTAGGTATGAACTTCTCCGAAGAGATCGAGCGGCGGGCGCAGGACGCCAAGGCGATTCTGGAGACGGCGGCAAGATATGGCGTGCCGGTTGAAATGCTCTACCGACCAAGCGGCACGCAGAGCGTGGCGACGCCCACCGCGCCCGTTGACAAGTCTGCCTCGGCGTGAGCTTTGCTGATGCCATACTCCGCCATGAACCCCTGCTTGTTGAACCGCGACTTCTGGCCGCGTTTGTGGAACGCTGTTCGGGGTTCACGGACGCCCTGAAAGAACTCTTTGGCGAACCGCCGCTGGCCCGTGTGGAAAACGGCGTCGGCATCCTGCCCATTTGCGGGCCGATCGGCGCGAACCTGTCGCCCATTGAGAAGATGCTTGGCGGCTGCGACATGGCCGACCTCTCGGCTTCGCTCGACGCGTTCGCCGCCGATCCCTCGGTGCGGACGCTGCTCCTCGACGTGGACTCGCCCGGCGGCACCGTGACTGGCGTCCCGGAACTGGCCGCGCAGATCGCGGCCTTTCCCAAGCCCACGCTCGCCTTCACATCGGGCGAGGCGTGTTCCGCAGCCTATTGGCTGGCGAGCCAAGCGGACGACTTTCTTGCGACGCCGAGCGCGTCCGTTGGCAGCGTCGGCGTGTATCTCGCGCTGCTCGACAGTTCCGCCGCGCTGGCCCGATCCGGCCTCTTCGTCGACGTCATCAAGGCGGGGACCTACAAGGCGGCGGGCTTCCCCGGAACGAGCCTTTCGGACGAACAGCGGGCGCTCCTGCAAGAGCGCGTGGACACGGTTCACGGCATGTTCATGAACGCCGTCACGGGCAAGCGCAGCCGCGTGAGTCCCGAATCTATGCAGGGCCAGTCGTTCTATGGCGTTCAGGCGGCGGAGCGCGGGCTTGTGACGGGCATTGTGCCGAGTTGCACCGCGATGCTTGCCCGGTTGACATCCATCCATCCGCAAAACCCATGACCTTGGAAGAAAAACTCACCGCCGCAGAAGCGAAGCTCGCGGAACTTGGCGCTCAGCTCGAAACCGCGCAGACCTCGAACACCGAACTGAAGCAGCGTCTGCACGACGCCGAAAGCGCCCGCAACGAGGAGTCGGCCTCCGTTACTCGGCTTCAATCTGAATTGAAGACGCTGCGCCAGCAGAATCAGGACGCGCTGGCCAAGGTCGCCGAGCTTACCGCCGCGTCCAAGACCGCCGAGGCGAAGGCCGCCGAAATCTGCGCCTCGGTCGGCGTCACGCCTCTTGCCGTCACCGCCCAAGGCGATGCTGTTGCCGCAACTTCGACGGACCTCGTCGAAGAGCTTCGCAAGCAGGAGACGCCTGCCGCGCAAACCGCCTTCTGGCGCAAGAACAAGTCCAAGATCATCAACCGCTAAGCGCACTGCGCTTCGTGCCTACCTCTGACGTAAACCGACCGCATCTTTCCATTTATGGCCAACACGCTCACCAACCTTCAGGACATCCGCATTTCGCAGGCTTTTCTCGAAGCCTTCCGCGCCGCTCTTCAGCCGCTGCGTGCCTTCTCGACCGACTTTTCCGCCGAGTTCCTCGAACGCGGCAAGACGGTCAATGTGCCGGTCGTCGGCAACGCCCTGCCGACCAGTTCCGACTTCGAAGGCAGCTACAGCAAGAACGCCGACCGCACCGTGAACACGCTCGCCGTCACCTGCGACCGCCACAAGGTGCGCTCCTTCCACCTCACGGACAAGGAGTCCGCCGAGTCGAGCTTCATCAAGCTGGAGCGCCTCGCCGGTTCCGAGGCCAAGCAGCTCGCGCAGGACGTTTTGCAGGACATTTTCTCCGTCGTCACGGCGGCGAATTACGGCGAGGCGGCGATCCCCGCCGTTGCCGCGACGGACTTCGATTCGACGCACGTTCTCGGCATTCGCGGCGCGTGCGCGAGGGCCAAGATGCCGACGACCGAGCGCAGCCTGATCCTCGACGACGCCTACTACACGGCGCTTCTCGGCGACGAGCGCGTGAGCCACAGCTACCTTGCGCAGATGAGCCAGCCGTCGCTGATGGAGGCCCGCGTCCCGCGCATTTACGGCTTCGACATTTTCGACACGATCGTGTTGCCGGAGAACGGCGAAAAGCTCGTCGGCTTCGCGGCCCATCCGGCGGGGCTGGCGGTCGCTATGCGCTACCTGGCACCGCTGCGGCCTGAGTCCTACCTCGAATCCGGCCCGGTGAGTGACCCCGAAACCGGCATCACCTTCGGCTACCGCCGTTTCTACGACAACGACAGTGGCAAGGAGATCGTAGCCTTCGAATGCCTCTACGGCTTCAAGCCTGCGATTGCGGCGGGGATCAAGCGCCTCGTCGCGCCGGGGCAGGCTACGTAACTTTCTCGCTGCGTGGCATAACATCCGAGGCTCCGCCCAACACGGCGGGGCCTCGTTATTTCGCCAAGGGCTCTGGTGGTCCCATTCGCCGATGGAAGTTGTCGTTAGCCAGTTTTTCGATGGCGATTTCGAGTGGATCCTGATTGCAACAGTAATCCTCAAACTCTCCATAACGGATGTATTCTGACACATTCCATCCGTCTTCGATGTCGTTGAACCACACAATCCATCGACCGACAATGGCGACGACCCAGAACCCATTCCCTTCGTCGCCATACGGATGCTGCGTCCACTTCTCTGGATAGATTGCAATCAATTCCCAGAAGGTTTTCTGGCTCCTCGACATCCGAATCCAAGCTTTATTGATACTGTCGATTAGGTCTGCTTCGGGAATGGGACTCCAATTGCTCATTGTGCAATTCAGCAAACAGGGGATTCGATTTGTTGACAAGCTCGACGGGGTATGAGCGCGAAATCGGATTCTATCGAAGGCTTTGCCGAACTGCTCGATGCGGCGGGCGTGGAACTGACCCTCGACGGCGTTTCGCTCAAGACCCTGCTCCGAACAACGCCGCCCGAGGCAAACCGCTACGACCTGTCCGTGGGCGACGACAATTCGGTGCAGGTGCGCATCCTTGCGTCGGCCTTTCCCAGCGGCCTGCCCGCTGCCGGAAGCTCGTTCACGGGCGAGGGAGGGACCACCTACCGCATCCGGCGCATCGCCCGCTCGCCAAGCCGCGCCCTCATCACTTTTGACTGCGAACTCTGCCAGCCATGACAACCGAAGAACGACTTGCCCAGATTGAACACCGCCTGACCACCCTCGAAGTCACCCTCTGGGGACTGCATGGCGAGAACGGCCTGCGCTCGGACATCCGCGAGATGAAGCGGAAAATGGACATGATCCTGCGCTGGGTCTGGGTGACGTCTGCCCTGCCGCCGCTGACGGTCGGGCTCATCGCAATCCTCAAGTTTCTCGGGAAGCTGTAGATGGAGAACGCTGTCGATACCCGCGAACTGCGGGCCTTCAACAAGGCGCTTGCGCAATACCTGCGCTGGAACAAGCGCGAGCAGGGGCCGCTCATCGAGGCGCGGGCGGCTCGGCTGCGCTTTGCGATCTACCGTGGTTTTCGCGCCATCGCGCCCACGGCGGAGAAGATTGAGCAGGAGGCTGCCGCGCTTGGCTACCGCATTAAGCGGGGCCGCAACCGCGACGGCACGCGGCGCACGGTGGGGCAGGAACTGGCGGCGCGGCGCAAGTCGATCCGCTTTCTCTCCGTCTCATGGCTTTTCCGCGCCTGGAAGCGGAGTAGGGAAGGCCAGAATACGCAGGCCGCCGCCGTATCCCGCGCCAAGGAACGCATCGGGCAGGCCATCGTCCGAACGGCGAAGGGGCAGTCGCATCCGTCCGTCCTCTTGGAGAGCTTTCTTGAAGGCGTTCAGGTGCAGAATACTCAGCGCGGGATAGTGGAAGACGCCCTGCGCGGCGAGGTGGCCGACATGAAGGCGTACGTGCGGCGCAAGCAGTTGGAGAAGCTCCGCGCATTGACACGCGGCTAGCCGCATGAAGCTCTCCGCCGTTCTGCCGTCCGTTGCCCGGATTATTGCTGACGAACCCCTTCTCTCCACGATCCCGCTCATCACGGCGGCGGATTCGGAGCACAATACGAAGCTCCAGCGGGCAATCAACGAAACCGGGCTCTGCATCGTGGCGACCTTGGCCGCCGGGCGGCTCAAGACGGCGGCGACGCCCCTTGTTCACATCGAAAGCACGGTGACACTCTCCGTCATCGAGAATCTCGCACGCAACCAGTCGGGCATCACGGCGCTGGCCCTTGTCGAGCGGCTCCTTGAAACGCTGCACCGGGCGCAGGAAACCGGGGCGCGCGCATGGCTGCGGGTTGACAACGATGCCTTCGAGACCGGCCCCATAGACGGCGGCCTCGTCATCTATTTCGTCAACCTCACCGCAACCAGCATCAACGGATGAACACGCGCCCCATTGTCGTCGGCAGCCACGCCTTTCTCTACCCGGAGGGCCGTGCCTTTACCTCGCCCGCTGCGGGCGTCTGTGGCCGCTCGGCGAAGCCCGGCGCCGCCGACACGGGCTGGATTGACCCCGGCATTGTGGACAGCCTGAAGGTGGCGAAATCGTCCGACAAGCGGGAGATTTTCGCGCCGACGCCCGGCCAGCGCCGCCTCTATGACGTGATCGAGGTGAACCGCGACCTCAAGTTCACGCTCGCGCTCAAGGAAGCGGGGCCGCTGATGTTCGAGCACCTTTTTGGCACGCTGCCGCTCGACGCGACAAGCGGCCAATACAACCCGCTCGAAGGCGCGACAAAGCGCGGCTGGGTGAAGATCCAGCAGTATGACCACACGGACGCGATCGTGAACACGGTGGACGTCTTCTGCTTCATGGAGATCGACGGCGAAGTGGAGTTCGGCGAGGAGGCGGTGAGTTACGACCTCGTTTGCCGCGTGCTCCATTCGCCGCTCAACACCGGCACGATCATCCCGACAACGGCGGGCTAAACGATGGCCGACGACGCGGAAATCCCCCTTTTTACCGACGCTTCGCCGGTGGCGATTGTGCTGGACGACGCGCCCACGAACGTCGCGCCGGACTTGCGCGTGATTACCGCGACGGACTTCACGAGCGACGCGGCGGAAGCCCTCGAACCCCGGCGCAGTATTTAGCCCATGTTCCTCACCGAAGGCCATACGCCAGATCCGCCGCAGGTGATCCCGCTGCCCGGCTCGCGGGGCTGGAAGGACGTGCCGCCGCACCCGGATTTGTTCGAGGATTTTTCGGACGTTTACCCGCAGGCGCTTTCCCTCGCCAGCCTGTGGGGCACGGGGCCGGTCGAGCCGACGTATCCCGACGACGGCGACGACGATCCGCCGGTTGTCGTGAATCCGCATGAAACCAAAGACTGGGGCGACGGCAGTTTTGACGAGGCTCTGACGCTCGGAACGGTGCTCTCGGCCAAGGAAACGAGCGCAGCGGCGTATGTCGAGGCGCTGGCCGCATCGCCCGACGCCTTCGCCCTCGGCGTCGCGCTTTCGGCGACCGAAACGACGACGATGATTTCTCTCGTCGTGCCAACGGACGGCGTGAGCATGGGCGCGTCGCTGGGCGTCACCGAGACGGATACGGGCCGTTACCTCTCTCCGGACTACGATCCGGTTGACATCGGCCTGTCGCTCGAAGTGAGCGAGACCGAAACGGCGACGACTGCCGAATCTTCCGAAGCCCTCGCCCTCGGCATCGCTCTCTCTGTCACCGCAACTTCGACCGCACTATGAACATCCCGCTCGGCATTTCCGGCTTCTACGATCTTGCGCTTCGCAACGCCCGCACGGGCGAAGTTTGGCAGCTTGGCCGCGTCAAGAACCTCATCACGGACACGGGCTTCGACGCGCCCGCGCGCTACGCCTTCGCCAAGTGCTTCGAGGTCATCGCGGTCGGCACGGGCCGCACGGCGGCGAAGGCTAGCGATACGAAGCTGGAGGCGTTCGTCGCCAAGAGCACGACCTACGCGACGGGCGGCAGCACGATCAATGGCATCAATTTTCCGAACGCCGCGACGAGCGACTACACCGTGCGCGAAATCTACCGCACCTTCCTTGCCTACCAGAACAAAAGCGGTGCGGCGGTGGCGATTGGTGAACTCGGCGTCTCTTGGGAGAATGTGGACAACCCGACGCTCTTTAGCCGCATCGTTTTGACGGACACGGTCAGTGTGCCGGACGGCTTCGATCTCCTCGTGCGCTACTCACTGCGCTTCCGGTTGCCCAAGGACATTTTCCGCACGTGGAAAGAGATGACGCTGACGATCGGCACCGCGCAGGTGGCGGGCAAGGTCACGATGGCGGCGTATTATTACAAGACGGATTCGCCGACGTATTTCGGCCTCTCCTGCGTCAATGCCGATGGCACGAGCGCGAACGTTGTCACGGGGAACGGGGCCGACGCGGGCCGCGCGTACCCGTATTTCGGCCTACTGGAGCCTTCCACTGCGGGGTGGGGCATCGCGTGCGGCATCGACCAGCGCGTGAGCGCGGACGCCACTAACTGCGCCTACGTTGAGAATGCCATGGGCGGTACGCTCCAGCCCTACACGGCGGGGAGCGGCGTCGTCGTGAAACGATTCACCTTTCCGGCCTCTAAACTGACTGGCCGCACCGACCTGCGGACGATCGCCGTCGGCATGAACGGCGGCAACAACAACCTTTCTGACGGCAACAATCCCTACGCACACCAGATTCGCTTTCTCGCCGATGCGGTCTTCACGAAGGCGGCGACGGTGCAGTGGGACATCGACCTGACGCTCACCTGGGCGCGAGCGTAATATGGGGCAACTCAACTCGAACTATTCGAAATTATCGAACACATGGACAAGACAACTTTGATCGCCCTCGGCGGGCAGGAACTGGACGTGACGCATTTGGACGGCTCCACGGAGCGCGTGCTCGTGCGGCTCTTGAAAATCGCGGAACTGCCGCGCTACTTTGAACTTGTCGAGAACGAGGGGCCGCTTGCGGCGTTTGTCTGCGGCAAGCCTGCCGATTGGCCGGACGCGCTAACGGCGGAAAGCCTGCTCGACATTTGCGAGGCGGCGCACGACCTCAATTTTCAGAATGCCCGCCGATGGGCCGAGCGGCGGGCGCGTCAGACGGAGGCGCTCCTGCCCGTGGCCGAAACGGGCCTGCGCGTGAAGCAGGCATTGGGGACTGCCTCGCAGATTGCGGGCTCGCACTCGGAAAAACGCCAGCCGAGATTGCCCAAAGTGTAAGCCTGCCGGAGCTGTTTCTAGTCCTGCGGCGGAGCGACCGAAAAGAGGCGGAACGACTGCGAATTCAGATGGACGTGGCGTTCCTAGCCGCAGCCGCCCCGTGGTCAGCAAAGGCTGGGAGGATGCTGGCGCGGTGGCGGGCGGGGGCTACAGGCTAATTATTCGCTTTGGCTGTTTGTGGTTGGAATGTGCGTTGTTGTAGATGTGTAACCGTCAATGAGCTTGTCTCTGGATTCATCGCGTTTTTGAAGGGCGATTCGCACATCGTCCCATTCAAGAAGAATGGCGCATTTTTCTACAACTTCGCAGTGTTTTATATGATATGCATATAAGCCCCATGTTTGTCCATTATTGAGCGTGGCATATTCTTGAATAGACTTTTCTAAAAATGCTCTTTCTCTGTTAATGAAGTCTGAGATTAACGGTCGTATCCTTGTTTGTATTCTGCGTGCGCATTGTATGTATGTGTGGATTACAATTTTAATTGAAATAGTCGCGGGTGTTTCTGCGATTACTTGTTCTCTTTTTGAGTCGTGCCTGCCTGCGCTTGTATTGTTCGTCCTAATGATATTTAATAATGGATCGGCTATTGTCTGGATGTATTGCTCTTGATTTTCATTGTTATATACAAGATTGAATCGTAATGCATCTGGCGCAAGCGATTCGTGTTGTAGATAGTCTCTGAGGAAATGGCGAACAAGCCTGAAGTAAGCGTATTCTTTGTTTTCGTTCTCAAATAAGCTAGATACAGCATTCTGTGTTTCCTTGCCTGCTAGAATCTTGGCATACTTTTTTGTTTGGTCTTCATACTGCTTGGATAGGCTTAAAAGCTGAACGAGGTGGCGTAATGCATGATTGCTATGATCAATTTGTTCTATAAAGCTTGTTTTGAGATGTGTTCCTTTTTGGCGTGCTATATCCAATAGGCATTTCTCCCATTCTATGTATGCCAAGATTAGGGTGTCGTATAGTCGTTCTATGCTTAACGCTGCGTTTAGACTGCGTTTTGCTTGTGCTAATTGATTAAAGCGATGTTTGTCGATTGTGATTTCAGGCGCATATCCTGTAGGGTCTATGCATAGTGTGTAAACATCGTCTGTCATATATTTTCATACTATTTCATCATTTCGTCACGATCAAGATCGTAATTAACACCAGTTGACACCCGCCGCCCACGATGGCGGATGCGCGTGTCAGTGTTCTGATTGATCTACGCTCGAAGCTCGCTGGCTTGGAGGTGGCGGCGCAGGGCTTTGCGGGGCTCATCAAGTTGGCCGCAGGGTTCGCAACCGCTTACATCAGCGTGCGTTCGGTCGTTGCCGGGGCGCGGGATATCATCGAGCTTGGCGCGGAGCTGGAGCACCTGAAGGCCCGCACGGGCGAGTCCGCGTCGCGAATTCTTGTCTTCCGGCAGGCGCTGGCCGACATCGGCGTGGATGCGAAAAAGGGCGAGCAGGCGCTCGACGCGCTGACGCAGAAGGTCCGTAACGCCATCGGCAAGACCGGCGCGCAGGCAAACATTCTCTCCCAGCTCGGCCTCGATCCCGAAAAGCTGAACGCGATGGGCAAGCTCGACCGCTTCGAGGCCGTCGCCGAGGCCCTGCGCAATACGAGCGACGAGAGCCTACGCACGCAGGCCGCGATGGAGCTGCTCGACGGCTCGGCGGGCGAGCTTTTCGCCCTCATCGACAACCCCGACGCGATGGAAGACGCCGCCCGCTCGATCGGCCACATGGGCGAAGTCATGGACCGGAACAGTGCCTCGTTCGAGCGCGCCGGGACGCTCCTTGACCGCCTGAAGAACAAGGGCCGTCAGCTCTTCGCGGGCATCGGCGACATCCTGATTGACGACCTGCTCGGGCCGCTCGAAGAGGCGAACGCCTTCGACTTCACCTCGCTTGGCCAGCACATCGGCGCGTTCGTGCAGGTGGGCATCAACGCATTCAAAGACGGCCACTTTGCGGAGTTCATCGGCCTTGTTATCGAGGCAGGGTTCGAGCAGGGAATTGCGGCGGCACGCAAGCTCTGGGACGCGGCGTTCGGCAGCGGATCGGGTGGTTTCTGGGCAAGCGTCCTCAACGGCGTCATGACCTTCAGCGTGAAGGTCGTGGGCGGCCTCATCGACGCATTCGAGGTGCCGATTGCCTACCTTTCGGCTGGCTTTCGCTGGGTGGCGTCGCTGCTCCGCTACGGCTTGGAAAGCGCGGCGACGGCGGTCAGCGCAGCCTTCGGGGCGGTCATCAACTTCATCGCGTCGGGCTTCGAGAAGGTCTTGAACTACCTGATTGGCCGCGTGAATGCGATCACCGCCGCGCTGCCCTTCACCGATGGCACTCAGATCGGCGCGGTCGAGGTCGGGCGCGTCGAGTGGGGGCAGGGCGAGGTCGAAGGTCCGCGCGGTTATGGCGACCTCTTGGACGAGCAGAAACAGGGCCTTTCCGTGATCGGTGACGGCGTGAAAGGATACCTCAATACGAACCTCAACGAGTCGCGCAAGATCCTCGGACTTGAGACGGACGAGATGGGCAGCCAGCTCTCCGCGACGGAGCGGCTGAACGCGCTCATCGAAGAGCAGATTGCCCTGCGCGAACAGGTGGGCGCGGGTGACACGGAATCGAAGGCGCACGAAACCCCCAGTGCTCCCGTTTACCCGGCGGAGAAAACTTTCGTGCAGAAAAGCGACGACCAGTTTGGCCAGTATCAGAACGGTATCGGCGACTTTGGCGTGGGCGAGATCGACGCGGCGCGGGCTGCGCTTCAGGACCTCGTGGTGGAAATGGGCACCGTGGCGCAGCAGGTGTACGGCATCATCGGCAGCGTTACGGGCAGCTTCCGCAGTTCGCTCGGCGAGAGCATCACGGGTCTCATCAATCGCACGATGGACTGGTCCGACGCCCTGCGCAACATCGGCTCCAGCGTTGTGCAGAGTATCATCCAGAGCTTCGCCGACATGGCCGCCGCTTGGATCACGAAGCAGCTCATCATGTTCGCGCTAGGACAGAAGCTGAAGACGGCGGACAGCGCGACGACCGCCGCCAAGGGCGCTGCCGACGCGGCGGCGATGGCCCCGGCTGCGGCCACGGCGTCCATCGCGTCCTTCGGCGCAGCGGCAGCGATCGGCCTGGCGCTCGTCCTCGGCGCGATGGCGATCTTCGGCGGCTTCGCGGAAGGCGGCTGGACGGGCGCGGGCGGCAAGTATGATCCGGCGGGCATTGTCCACGCGGGCGAGGACGTGTTCAGCCAATCGAACATCGCGTTATGGGGCCGTGGCAGCGAGGGCCTGAAGAACGTGGAACTGCTCCGCCGCGTCGGCCCTGCGGCGCTTCCGATCGTGGCCAATCGCATGGGCACCTCGCACGCGATGATGGGCCAGCTGCGTATCAACCGCCCCGGCTACGCGCTCGGCGGGATTGTCGGCGGCAGTGTGGCGATGGCGGACATTCAGAAGGAGGTCGCGGCGGGCAAGGTTGATGCGGGCAAGCCGGAGAAGCGGCGCGTCGAGGCGTTCCTTTTCCACGACAAGCGGACGAAGGACGACATCCTAGCCAGCCCCGAACTGGAGGACGCGGTTCTGCGAATTATCGAACTTAACTCATGAGCCTGCATTCCATCACTTTGAACGGCGAAAGCCTGCTCCTTTTCCTTGCGCCCGTGGATTGGGCGGAGGGCGTCGCGATCACGCACCGGCTGGATGCCGAGGTGGAGGAGGGGCTGACGGGCCTTGAATCGCGGCGGCCCCGCTACGGTGCGCTGCGGCTTGAAATGACCTTCACGGCGCTTGTGACTGGTGCCGACGTGGGCGTGCTCCGCGAGGGGTTGCGCTCTGCGGCAAGGCTGCGCGTGGCGGTGCCTCTCTGGCCGGATTTGCTGGAGGCTGGCACGTCGGCGGCAGGCATCTATACCGCGCCAAACGCCCTTCAGTGGAACATGGATACGGGGGCCTATGCCGTGAACAAGGCGGCGGTACTCCATCCGCTGCGGGCCCCGCTGGTTATCGGTCGGCTCTCGGACGAGCCGGAGATGGAGGTGGTGGGCGGCGGGTTGGTCGCGGTGACGCTGAAGGTCGTCGAGGATAGCCCATATAGTGAACGCATTGGCTTGAATGCCGTGGAAGTGGGCGACGACTGGCCAGCGGAGCTCATGCCGGACTGGAAGAAGAACTCGGCGGGCATCCAGCACCGTGCTGAGGCATCGCAGGTGGGCGAGGGGCGCGAGCGGCACGTGGAGGGCGTCGAGAGCCTCGTCCGAATGACTCAGCAGGCGAACTTTGTCCTGCCGGGCGCGGTGCGCATCCGGCGGCTCCTTTCCTTCTATCGCGCCCGCCGTGGCCGTGCGGAGAGCTTCGTCATGCCGTTCTGCTTACAGGATGGGACGACCGCGATTCATCACGGGCGTTTCCGCTTCGCCAAGGACGGGCTGAAGCTGACCTATTCCGCGCCTGGAGTCGCCGAGGCGGCGGTGTCTTTCGTCGAGGCCCCGGACTTCGTCGGCGAGACTCAGGCGCGGGCCGCGACTGCCTACCTCTTTGAGTTCGTCTACGAGGTGCCGAGCCCGGTCATCTACCGCTACACGAACTACGAGAAGCCGCTCGTTTACGCGGGCCACACCTACGAGCCGCAGAAGATCGAGCACGGCAATCGCAAGCAGAGCACGAATCCCGCAAAGGACGAACTGACCGTGACTTGCGGCGAGTTCACGGACAGCCTCGGGCGGCGCAATCCCCTCTGGCAGCGCGTCGGGCACGGGCTGGAGAGGCGGCTGCTGCTCACCGTTTACGCGTGTAATCCGGCGGCGCCGAATGACTCGGCAAGTGTTTACTGGCGCGGTAGTTGCGGAGAAGTGACGCCGACGGGGAGGCTCTGGAAAGCCAAGTGCGTGCCTTACGCCGGGCGACTCGATTCGATGGCTCCGGCGACGATCCTCAAGAGTGGCTGCAACAACTTCTTTTGCGACAAGCTGTGTGACCCAACGGGGACGATTCGGGCCGCGCTCACGACGACAGGGACGGTTTCAGGCGCATCGGGCACGGTGCTAAGAATAGCGGGCCTCAACCACCCGGACGGCTACTTTGCGGGCGGCTGGGTGGAAGTGGGCGAGGGCGACGCGCACGAGTTCCGTGCCATCCAGACGAGCCGCAGGACGACGACCGGCATCGAGCTAATCCTGCAACGCCCGCTCCTGCGCTCGCACACCGGTGAAACGGCGACCTTCCTGCCCGACTGCGACGGCCAGCCCTCGCGCTGCAAAGCCTACGGCAACTACGCAAGGTTCCGTGGCTTCCCCTTCATCCCCGCCGACAATCCAACGCTGCCCGATTCCAGCGTGGACATGGATTACGCGAAGAAGTGATTAGTTGACACCTCCCGCTGGCCATGAGCCTGCCTTTCTTTCTTCCTCTGCCCACATCTCCGACCTCGACAAAGCCTCCGTTGGGTGGCTTGGAACGCCATTTCGCGTCCACAATCGGGCGCAAGGGCCGCTGAGTGTTAGCACAACCCTCTGTTCGAACTTTACGTCCAGATGTGTATCTGTTAGCCCATTCTCATGGCAGATTCTGGGATGAGATGCGCGATGACGGGAATCCCCATCAGAGATTCCAGTGATGGTATTTGGGATGATGGCGAATGGATCAGCTGGGAGTGGATCAACAGCCAAATCGACATCCAGGAACATAGTGAGGATGAGTATTTTGATGAAGAAGCTGACAGCTACATGTTTCCGTGCCCTCAGCCGTCGGGCCTAGAACTACGTCGCCTTGTTAGTAAAGCGATTGAGGATGAACGAATAACTTCTACAACTTCAAAGCATTGGGGACTGATTGGAGAGCTATATGCAGCAGAGTTGTTTAATATCAAGCTAACGCGAGGTAATTCACAGGGGCATGATGGGCGCCTTGGTGATGATCTTGTAGAGATCAAAACGATCACGCCGCGTAAGAAAATTCCCTTTGTGCGTGTGAAGAGATCGGGGAATTTCAGTATGTTGGCTATCGTGCGTGTTCGAACTGATTATTCGTTTGAAGCTACACTTGTTCGAAGAGACCGCCTTCCGGAGGGAAACGGTGGATCGTGTCTTGTTCTACCGTGGAAAAGAGCGTGTGCCCTTGCGATCATAAGTTGACACCTCCCGCAGGCCATGAGCCTGCCATTCTTCTCTTACCCTGAACGCATTACATCTATCGACAAGGCCGCCGTTGGGTGGCTTGGAACGCCATTTCGCGCCCACAATCGGGCACGCGGGCCGCGCGGCGGCGTTGATTGCGGGAACCTCATTCAGGAACTCATGTTGGAGACGGGATTCCTGGCTGCACGCCTCGACCTGCCGCGCCCGCCGACGGACTACGGTCAGCACAATGCCGCGAGCCTTGTTTGCGGATTCCTTGAGACCCATCCGGCGCTCGCCGGGCGCATCGCGAAGCTGACCGATCCTGACACACTGGCGAGTCCGCAGGCGGGCGACATCCTCGGCATCCGCGTGGGCCGCTGCGTGCATCACCTCTGCATCGCGCTCGATGGAGGGCGCTTCGTGCAGGCCCTGAAACCCCACGGCGTCACGATTCAGCCGATCGCGGAAATCCGCAGCCGCATCGAGGTCATCTACCGGCCCATCGCATAGCATGCCAGTTGACCTGCCAGCCGCCACGGAGGCCCCTGTCGCCGCGCCGCTGCCCTTTGGCATCGACGGGAGCCGCACCTCGACGAACGAAAAGGGCATCGTCCTGCCGCACCTTTGCGGGACGCGCAAGGTCGCGCTCAAATGGGTCTCGCCGACGTGTAACTACTGGACCAAGAACATCAAGCAGAAGGTCGGCAAGGAAAAGAAGACCGTCGCGAAGGACGTGTATTGCTCGATCGCGGGCGCGGTGTGCCTCGGGCCGATCGAGCGCGTCGAGGCGATCTATTACGGCGGCGACGCGATTTGGACGACCGGTTGCGCGTTCGGCGCGAGCGAGCATTCGCGGACGATTACGACCGAAAAGGGGGTCTTCATCGTCTATCGCGGGACGGCTTCGCAGCCCGTGGATTCGGTCCTCGCGGGGCAGGCGGCGGCGTGGCCGAGTTACGAGAAAACGACCTTCAGCGGCTGGTTTGCGGCGCTCCTCGCGAAGATCCGTGAACGCCTCTCGACGGCGGGCACGGTGGAAGCGATTTGCCGCGACGAGCACCCGCGCTATGCGGGCGTTTGCTACGTCGTCTGCAAGGACCTCTATTGCGGGCGCAATTCGCAGGCCGTGCCGAATATCGAGATCGCCGTCAGTCGTGCGCCCGTTGTGCCCTCGTGGCTCGCCATCGACGCCAGCCGAGCCGCGAACGGCTGCAACCCGGTGGCGATCATTGCGGAGATCCTCACGCGCCCGGAGCTTGGCGTCGCGCTCTCGCAGGACGAGATCGACGCGGACGGCTTGAAGGCCCTCGCCGCGAGCCTCGCGAAGGACAAGGCCCGCTACTACCTCTCGCCGCTTTTAGACGCGCAGGAATCCGCAAGCAAGCTCATCGAGGGTATCCTTGCCCACTTCGACGGCTTTCAGGCGAGCCGCGAGGGTCGTTTTTCGCTCGGCTACTTCCCGAAGGACGGCGTCGAACCCGCCGTGCGGACGCTTTCGATCCACGAGATGACCGAGCAGCCGACAATGACGCTGCCCGACTGGTCGAAGACCGCGAACCGCGTCGTTGTCAAATTCCCGAGCCGCACGAACGACTTTGAGGAGGATTCGGTCGACCGCAAAAGCAGCTACAATTTGCGCGTGCAGGGGCGGATCGTGACGAAGTCGCTGGAGGCGGACGCGATCATCGACGCGGATCAGGCGCTGCGCTACGCGGGGGAGCAGGTCGAGCTGGCTGCCGCGCCGGAGGACAGCGGGCGCATCACGGTGCTGGCGCACAAGGCCCTGAACCTAGACGGCACGCCGATGCAGCCCGGCGAACGATTCCGGCTCAATTACGCGCCGTGGGAACTGGACATGATTTGCCGCATCACGGGCGTGTCGCAGAAGAGTTTGGGTGCGGTTGAAATCAGTTTTGTCCGCGAACGCGGCCTCTACGCCGTGCCTTATGTGGTGCCGACTGACCCCGTGACGACGGCGGAACCGGCGGCAGCGGCGGGGATTGTCGACGCCCGCATATTCGAGCTGACGGACGCGCTTTCCGGCGGCACGGGCGTGTGGGTGGGCATCCTCGCCGCGCAGCCTGCCCCGAACGTCGGCGGCTTCGTCGCTTGGTATTCAGCAAGTCCTGCGGGCGGTGCCTCGCGCACCTTCGACCAGATCGGTTCGTCTGAGTTCTGGGCGGCGAATGGCAGCGTGGCGGCGGCGGCAAGTGCGGGCGCGGGCGAGGTGCGGATTGCCTTCGCGGGCGACATGGGGGACTTCGACGTGGAGAGCGCGCAGGGGCAGGCGAACGACGCTCTGCTTCTCCTTGTAGGCGACGAGCTCATGAGCGTCGGCCAGTGGGAGGCCGTGCCAGACGAGCCGGGCGTTTACCGGCTGGAGGTCCTGCGTGGGCGGCGTGGTACGGCGAAGGTCGCGCACGGGGTAGGTGAGGGTGCATGGCTCTTCTACCGCGAGCAGCTTCTGAAGGTGACGCACGGCGGCTTTGCTACTGACACTGCGCCGCAGTGGAAGCTCCAGTCGGTCAGCGTCGGGAAGATGCAGCCCTTGGCGGACGCGCTCCTCTTGGGTGGTTTCCGCTTCCGCGATCGAACGAGTGATGCGGCCACGGCATGGATCACCGCGAGCGACTTCAGCTTCCTCACGACCTACGATGCCAGCGGCACGGCGACGACTTCTCCGGAGTCGGTCGAGATGCTGTGCCATGTCGAGGCGATGTTGAACGCCGTCTACCAGTGGCAGCGATACGTCTCCGGCGCCTGGGCGAACGTCGCGGGTGCAACGGCTTCGACACTCATGGTCTATCCCGGTGGCGAAGGCCGCTACCGCTGCGTCGTCACGTCCGGCACGCACCGCGTCGAGACCGATCCAGCCGACATCACCCGAACGACCGAAGCTCCCGGAGGCGAGACGCCCTTTGCCTGTGGCGGCCTCGTGATCAACGGCCAGCAGGTAGTGGGACCGCGCCAGCCAGCGGTTGCTTTGAACGTCGAAGTCACAGTGCCTGGCGTCGATGGAACGGATAACAACGCCGCATCAAGAGACGCCACCGAGGCCGCGCTGACGGGCCTACGCGACGCAATCCAGTCGATCTTATCCCGTCTTGGTCCGAATGGCCACGGGCTGATCGAGTAGGGAAGGACGGCACTCGTTGACAGGCTGCCGCCTTCATGAAACTCCGCATCCTGCCGTTCCTCGCCGTTGTCCTCTGCCTCACCGGCTGCAACATTATCCCGAAGCCGGTCGAATACTTCCAAGAGCGCGTCCAGCCGATGCCCGAGCGCACGCCGCAGGCCGACGAGTCCCTGCGTCAGGCCGCAAGGCTCGCCGCCGACCGCGCTGCAGCCACGGAGCGCGCCGCGCTATCGACCGACGCTGCACCGGAGGTCATCCAACCTGCAAGCGACACCGCCATCCTGACAAGCGCCGTCTCCGCCCAAGTTGGCCCGCCCGCGAAGGCTTGGCAAGACGACGTTCCCGCGCTCATCGCTCGCATTGATGCGCAGGAGGCCACTTACCGACGCGAACTGGAATCCTACCGCGCGGAGGTTCGAGAACTCGCAGGCAAGAAGATCGAAGGCACCGGCGCGATTCAGGTCGGCTACTTCACTCACCTCCTGATCCTAGCCGTAATCATTGCCGTCGTGTGGCTCATCCTGCGCATCGTCGTCATCACTAACGCCCCGGTGTCCGTTGGTCTCAAGACGATCGAAGGAGGCAGCAAGTTCCTTGGCCGAGCTTTCTCCGAGCTGGTCGAAGCCGGTCAGGACTTCAAAGCCCGCCTCAAGCAGCGCCTCACCGACAACCCCGAGCTACTCGAATCCATCCTAGCCGACTTCAAAACCGCCCACCAGTCCAGCCAGAGCCGCGACACGCAGAAGGTCGTGGGGGAGGTGAAGGGTTGAAGAGAGAATGAGTCTCTATCAAGCTAAACACTTATCCCAGAGCTTATCTATATAGCCGTCTTTGTCGTCCGTCATGAACAACACATTTTGACTCTCAAGGTTCTCCTGCGTTGTATCCCACTTCAGCTCGCGAAATCTCGTCCATGATAGAATGAAGCTATTCAAGATGACCAACGGCTGATTGAGGCGTTGTTCTACATCCTTGATGCGCTTATGGAACTTGATTTTCTCGTCTCCCATTCCGCTGCCATGTAGAATTCCATGTGGTTCTACGAACGTGACGTATTGCTTGCCATCACGCAGTATCCAGAGAATGAAGTCAGGGTAGAACCCTTGAGCTTCGAAGAATCCGACGCCCTTGCCTCTGCTCATATTTCGTAACAGAAATAACTCCGATCCTTCAGCTTGTAGTTTTGTAGCATTCTTTTCTGACCATGTTTTGAGGTCTTTGACGAATTCGAACTCACTCTCGTTCAGTGAAACGGGGAGAATGCTGATTTTGCCTCCCCGACGAACGTGAAACAGTGGCTGGAAAAGGTGCCGACCGAAACAACATGAAAATAGATCTCCAGCTGAAAGTAGGTCTGCTTTCTTCTCCTCTATCTCTTTGGCCAGTGTCCGGATTCCTGAGATGACCTGTGTTTCGTCGCCATCGACGATCAACTGATATTCGTTGATGAGCTTGCCGTCCTTGTCCTTCGGGAAGTTATCGTCATCAGGGGATAGATCCCTCAGTTCCAGTCTTGGCTCGATATACTCCTGTTTGCGGTAGTTGTAATAGTGTTCGCAGTAGCGCTTTACTAGCTCGGAAGCTACCTGTTGCAGTAACCTGACATCATCAAAACTTTTTGGGTCAAAACGATTGGCTGGAATTCGCAGTTCGTACCAACTGGAGTCGCTAAGTAGCGTGCGCAGTCCATCCTTGCTAACATTAATGTTATACCAGCTTCGCTCCCGCTTGAAGCGTTCCATCTCAAAGAACATTGCATCCCAGTCGAGCAGACTTAGCTGTGAGTCATGGAATGAAGGAGTATCCTTTCTAGTAGCCGCAACTTCCCATCTGGATTGAACGGATTGAATCCTCGAATACCAATCAGCCACGATACGATTCTGCGCGAGGTAGTCCGGTATATCGCCAACGCGGGGCACCGGGCCATCTTTCTTGAAATCGTATTCCTTTCCATCCCGCTTGCGCTTTGGACGAAGAATCTTCAGACGCTTGCCGAAGTCATGGGTAACATTTAGCGGGATTGTGATTGTGACGCGCTTCTCGTTCCCGGGGAGTCCTTCTTCCTTGAGGAACTCGCGGAACTTCTCCATGAAATCGGCCTCGATGCCGAACACGTTCAAGGTTTCCAGCTCTTCGATGTAGTTTGGACGGATAGGCGCGTGAGAGTGTCCGCTGCGTTTCAGGCACCAGTCGTAGCCCTTGAGTCGGACACCTCGCCCGAAGAGCTGAATGATCTGTGCCCCTTCGCTTTTACCAACGTGCATCAGTCCCATCGTACTGACACGCCAGCAATCCCACCCCTCGATGAACTTCTTGGACCCGACGAGCAAGTTGATCGGCGAAGAGGATTCCTTAACTGTCTCAAACTGTGCTTCGGAGAAGTCACTGTCGCCAACTGTCAGAAGGCCCTTGCCCCTGTCCTCGATGTGATCGCACAGCTCCTTTGCATTGCCAACGTTGATCAATCCAAAGGGTTGCTGGGCATTGCCAACGCGTAGCGCCACTTCGCCGGAGTCTCCTTTGATTCTCTCCAATATGAGCTGGCCTCCAGTTGTGCTGTTGAAGAGCCTGCGGAGTATGTCTGCATAGACGCGCTGTTCATCTGCATCGTCCTTGCAAAGGTAGTTGAATGCGCTCCCGAAAATATCGTTGCCATCCTTGTCGAGCAAACCGGTGTCCTGCCCCCTGCCCAAAAGTATCTCTTTAATTCGCACCTTGGCCTGATCAGGAGCATGGAGAAACTCAGCGAAGAAGAGAATCACCTTGGCGATATCTGATGAAGCCGCTTCCTCATCCTTTGTCCCCCCTTTGGGCTTTGAAACCGTGCTTCCGACGAATACCCATAGCGGCTTTTCCAAGTTGAACTCGCCGAACTCCTTCCTGTTCTGTTCGAAAATCAGCAATTGCTGGTAAAACTTCAGCAAAGCCGCTGTCAGGTAGTATGGCATTACGGCATCGGCTACCTGCTGATCGTTAGCAAGTCGTGCCGCCTTTGTGATGTTCCCCTTCTCGACAAGTCGCTCTATTACTGTCTTGTCCGGGTGAGGCAAGTTGTCGATTTTGTAGTCCTTGCCGAAGCCGTCCTCATAAAACCACCTGTATGAGTAGTCGAAGAGCACCATCTTCGCGTAGTTGTCCTCGTGGCTTGTCCCTGAGACCGCTTGTTCGAAGGTGGCGGAATACTCGAAAGTAAAACCCTTCTCTGAAAGCATAGCGCGACGGCTTAGCCAGACGCTTTCTTCCTTTTGGACATTTTGCCCAGAAAGACCACGGTGGCCCTCATCGACAAGAAGCAGGTTGTTGTCCCCAAGGCTTCGAGTGGCTATGGTGTTGGGGCCTTCCTGATCCTGTAACTTGGAAATTTCCAAGACATCCACGTGCTCCAAGCCCTTTGCTCCAGCGAAGAGGCCGCCACGGGCTTCCAAGTAGGAACCAGCGCTCAGGTTGCTTTCGGTAAACTCCGCTATGTGCTGACGGGAAAGCCTTTCATTCGGCGTGATCAAGATTGTGCGGGAAATATCGTCAGCCCGACCATGTTGCCGAAGGTAATGCTCAAACTGACGAATGTGAATGTGCATCAGCAGCGTTTTGCCGCTACCGGTCGCATTCTGGAGGCACACCTTGTTCAGATCGTCACGCTGGAACGGCTCCACGTCCGCGAAGTCAGGCCATTGGGCGTTGAACCGCGCAACGTAGCAGTCCGCTGAAAAAGTCCGTCGGGATGTGTTCCCTGCTTGATGTCCGTTCTGCGGTGTGAGACAAATTCTCATGCGAGGAAAAGCGGCGAGGGAAACGGAAACGATCTGCCTGATCAAC